ATTTTACTTGTCCTGACAAGTCAATAGTGCCGCTACCATCTGGAGCAATGTTAATTGCACCATTACTTGCTGAAACAATACTGTTACCACCTACATCTAGATCACCACCTAGTGTTATATTTCCACCACTGGATAAAGCATCTGTAATGCCATAACCAGCAAGTGTAGTTGGTGTTGTGCCTAGATCTGCAAAATCTGCTACTGCATCTGTAATTCCATATCCTGCAATAGTTGTTGGTGTGCTAGTTAAATCACTAAATGCAACACTTGCCAAATAGTCAGTTCCTGCAACTGCCGCTGATATATTACCTGCACCATCTGCTTTCACTATCCCTGTGATTGCACCTACCACTGGGTCTGTTTCTGTGTAACTAGTTAGGTATGAACTTAGATCAGGTGGAGTAAATGTAAATGCACCTGTTAGGTTATTGTAACTTAGTGCGGCTGAGCCAGCACTTGCTGTTGATACACTTAATCCTGTTAGTGCAACGGCATCAGTAATACCATAACCTGATAGTGTAGTTGGTGTACTTGTAATGTTAGAAAATGCTATACTACTTGCACTTATACCAGTCAAAGCACTGCCATCTATTGCTGGTAAAGCTCCTGTTAATGCGGAAGCATTAATTGTGCCTGCTGGACCATCAATCATTACGGTTGAATCATCTGCAGCTACTGTGCCTACTAGATCACCTTCAAACTTTCCTGTAAATGTTTGTGTAGCACTATCAAATACTTTTGTACTGTCGTCTGCAAATATATCACCTTGAACATCTTTGATCTGTAAACTACCGCCACTAACAACAATGTTACCTGCAGCATCGCTTTCTAGTCTAGTTCCGCCTATGTAAATAAAATCTTTTACATACAAATCACTCCATTGTTTAGTAGCACTTCCAAGAGCAAATGTCCCGTCAGTAGTAGGTATCATGTTAGATCCTATACTGTCTAGGTCTAGTGTAGTTGCCGCATACAGTTCATCAAAATTATCATTTATTTTATCAAATGCTGTGCGTAAAGGATCACCGTCTCCTTTGTTTACGCTGGAACCAATGTTTACAATTTGCTTTGCCATTATACTCTCCCTACCACAACTTCAACTGTGCCTTTGCCATCATCAGACTTAGCACCTACTGCTTTACCAATTACTTGTCCGACACCTGGTGAGTTGTTAACTATAGCATAACCTGGAATACTCGCTGTTACTAACATGTCGCCTTTGGCTACTTGTCCTAGTACCTTACATGGTACACGACCTTGTAGTGCTAATGCTGTAACATGCTCACCTTCAAGATTTGAATTCATTAAATGTGCAGGATTAGTCGAAACAACTCCAGCAACTCTTGTGTTGCCTTTTGTATTTGTTTGTGTTACTTCTTCGTCACCACCAAATACTAGTACAGTACCTTCTTCATAGTCTGCGTCTGCTAGATAGTTCTCTGCCAAGTCAGCGTATTGTGCTGAAGTTGCAGTTCCATCAAACACACTAGCATAGACTGTGTTCCATTTTCTGGCTGAGTTACCTATGTTCCTATTATTTGCTGTTGCGTCTGGTTCAAAATCACTATTTGCTCTTGCGTTGAATGTTAATGTTCTTGAAGTTGCATTACCTAAGGTAATGTTACCACGTAATACTGATGAGCCTTCAACTGTAATGAAACTATTTACATAAACACCCCCACTTCCTTTTCCTTGTAGTGTCAATGAAGTGTTTGTACCACTATATGCAGTTATAGTATCAACATCTAAACTGTCAGTAATATTAACATTACCTGTTCCGTTACCGCTTAAATTAAGATCGCCATTTGTAGTTAAGCTAGTTACGTCATTGACATTTAAGCCTGAGTCGTTTATAGTAGCTTCAACAGTACCGTTAGTAACAAACACAATAGTATTTGCTGCACTTTCAGTAAATCCGCCACCTGTACCTAAGCCTATACCTGTGCTTGTAGCATCTCGCTCAGTTAGGGCTTCGATAAAGTTAGTATATAACCAATCAGTTGATACAAAGCCTTCTCCTGTGTATGAACTAGCTGTATGGAAGTTACTTTCTGTTGTTTGTCCAGTACTACCTACATCTATAATACCCGGGAATTCTGTTACAAGAGATGCACTTGTTGTTCCTACTGCATTTAAAATAACAGCCTGACCAGGTGTTTTTAATGTTAGTGTTGTACCAGTGCCAGTTGTTGTTGCAACTTCATAAGTATCAGCACCACCTAGTATCAATCCTTGCGCTCTAATGTTACCATCTGCTTGTGTTTTTACTATTTTACTATTTTCGCCAGTTGTCGTAACTTCTATAGCTGAGTATGTAGCTGCGGCAGTACGTACTAAAACTTCATCGCCACTGTTACCAAATGCGCCAAACTCACTATCTCTTAATGCACCGCCTTCATCAAGCACTGTATCAAAACTAATTGCACTTACAGCACCGTTACCTGCGGCACTTCTACCTAATACTGTATCAGTAGCTACATATTGTAGTTTTACAGGATCAATACCTGTTGCTATACTTGAACTAGTTTGTAATTCTACAAAACCACTAGTGTGAGTAAATTCAGTATCTTTAAATGTAGCAATACCTAAGTCACTTTGTGCTATGCCTGAAGCATTTGCCCTTGTGCCAGCAGTGTTCATTGCAAGTTTACTTTGTGCAATAGCTGCTGTAGGACTTACATCAGCGTTGATTAAACTGTCTGCTTCGTACTGTAAATTATATTCTGCACCTGCTGATGTTCTAGTAACAGTTACATTTATGTCACTACCAGTTGCTTCACTAGCATGTGTTATTTCAGGAAACGGTCCGCCTACATCTGCTTGTAATGACGTAGTAAGTCCAACTGCCTGAGCAACACCATTATAAATTGTATCACTATCTGGATCAAAAGTGCCAGTACCTATAGTATATACAATTTTTCTAATACTTCCAAACTGTTCATCAGTTAGTGTGCTTATTTCAATTATTGTACCTGTTGCACTAGGAGTTGAAGGATCATTTTGTATTGTGTTTCCAATTGCAAACGTTCCTCCTGTTTCAGGCTCTGTATATATAATTTGCTTGCCACTGAATACTGCTAGTTCATTTTGGCCAACAGTGCCTACAGTCGTATCACGTAGTTGTTTTACAGTTGCAAATGCGTTTGCATTATCGTCAACATAGTTTTTGTTTGTAGCATCGCTTCCGCTTGCAGGCAATCCAAGGTTTTGAATTTTGTTTGAATTTAAATTTAAGTTGCCTTCCATTGGACTTAGTCCGTTTAATGGAACAAACCCTGTACCAATTCTATTACCAGCACTTGTAATTTGTGCCCCTGACTTAACATTAAATCCTAGTACTCTGTTGATGTATCCGCCAACTGCTTTTTCTGTAGGTGCAGCTTGTCCTGAATCATCAGCAAAACTATCGTCTGCACTAAATTCATTAATTGTAACACCCTTTTTAAATCCAAGAGCGTTAGCATTAGACAATCCAATTTCACCAGCAAATGTAATATCACCAGTTGCTTGGTCTACACTAAAGAATTTTCCTACACGGAAGAAACCATTTTGATCTGTACTAACAAAGAACACTCGTCCTTTTCGTCTTTCCCAAACTTGTGCAGTAGATGCTGTTTCCGAATCTGTATAGAAATCGGCTAAACTATTTACAGGCTGTCCTAATATAACATTCGGATAGTTAGAATCATTAAATGATCCTGTTCCTATTTGTGTGAAGTCGTGGCCGGTTGCTCTCATCAATGAAATAGCTACTGTTATTTCACTTGTCGCTCCTACTGCTAAACCAGCAGTAATAATTCTATCTACAACTGGTATACCACTATTCAATCCGGAGCCGCCGTAACCGCTATTAATGTTGGTTGCTGCGATATCAACAAATGTTACATATGCCCAACTATTTAGATTTATTGTTACAGGCACACTGTTAGCACCTAATGCTCCACTAGTGGTTCCTGTCCATGAATCAGTTGAATTAAAGCTACCCGAGACATTTTCTAATTCTATTGTAGTACCTGATACACTGGCATGTACAACACCAGTTGCGCCTGTATTAGCCTGTGTTATAGTTTCACCTGCTGTAACACTTATGCTACCAGTCACTGTAAATTCTGCAACAGTCGTGTAATTTGTTATACCATGTGTTTTTCCGTCCCATAAGAAACGCATACCGCCACTAGCACTATATCCAACATCTCCTGGATAAAGACCTGCTGTTGTGCTACTGTCTCTTGTGACACGTTCTGTATCATCAAATGCGTTATTGTCACTTGCTACTAATTGTGTTACAGCAAGTTTTGTATCACCTTGTGCTGAACCATACCCGCCTGTTAACTTAGTTGTAGCTACAGCTAAATTAACAAAATCATATCCTACTTCAAATGTTGTAAGAATTTCATCAGTTGCTAGGTCCTGGCTAAAGCTATCTTTGTTACTGAAAGCAATACTTCTATATGTTGTATTATCACTTTCATCAAAGTTAATAGCTGTACTCGGCCTTGTCACAAGTCCTGTAGGATCTCCTACATTTTCAAATATATGATTAAAGCTATCTCTGTATTCTATAATTGTATTATTGGCTACAGTTGCTTTTAGTGTGCCAAAGAAGTCTAATGCACTAACATCATCTGCTTTAAGATCTAACTTGTATACAAAATTATTGTGTACGCCTGCTACTGTTCCAAAAATTGTATCCACATCAATTGTTAAATCGTGTGTAGGTGAACTACCTCCTAATAAACTACCACTAATTGTAATAGTATCAGTAGTAGTATATCCGCTACCGGGAGTTGCTATAGCTACAACTGCCGCTCCTGCGGCGCCAATTACACCTATACCTGTTATTGTTACATTAACAGTAAGACCTGTACCGCTTCCTGAGTTGTTAGTTGCTATTTCTGCAAATGTTCCTGTGCCTGCTGTAGTGCCTGCTAGTGTTGTGTTGTCTAAAGCACTTACACCGGTAACAATTACATCACCAGCTTCTCCAGACACTCCGTCACCATCTACATCACTTAGATTTGTGACTGTTGAAACAACATAATTAAGTGTTCCTGTTGCTCCACCATGATCAATTGTAATCAAACTATTAGCACTTGGGGGATTTTTTAAATCAGTTACTGTTATACTAGGGTCGTCTAATGCATTAGTATAGGTACCTGTAGTAAATGCCTTTGCTGGCTGTACCATGTCTTTCTTAAGCGTTACTTGATCAGGTATCTCGTTTGGATCAGCTCCTTCAGCAATCAAGCCAAAGTTTCCATAACCGTTAGAGCAGTTTAGTCCTCTAATTTCAGAACCATTGTTTGCATACATAGCTGTTTGACAGTAGTATGTAAATGTTGAAACTTGTTCTGAGAATGCAGCATTGTTTGCAATAAGACCATAACCCAGGTCGTTAATTTGTGTAAAGTCGTTTGCTAACATACTTCTGTTACCAGCAGTTTGTAAGAATATATCCCTCTCCACAGACGAGTCATCAAACTGTTCGATGTCATATCCTCTACCATCGTTTGAATTAGCATCTAGATATAGTGTTGCTGTACCTTGTCCTTGATCGTAATCTGAAATAGCATTTACCTGATAACGTCTGCCTTCTACATAAAATGGACACGGGAGTTCAGGCGGCCGTAATCTTAACCCTTCTCCTAAATTACTTTGCACTGTAATTTTAAATCTGTCTGCTGTTTCTGGTTGCCCTATAACTCTTGTTGGTAAGTTACCAACATAAGCATCAACATACATACCACCTGCAAACGTTTTCTGATTTATACTCTTTGAAAAACTTGATGCAGTTTGTATATAGGGCGACTTAGTAAGAACCTGTCCTTGCGGATCTAGCACACACATGAAGCCACCGTGTCCTTGCACAGTCACGTTACGAATAATTGTAGCATCACTCATTAAGAACACATCCATAGCGTCATTACGTTTAGGTGGATTGTATTGCGGATCAAACACAAAGGTTATCTTATCAATAAGTTGACCAACTACTGCCGCTGTGCCTGACTCACCTGCACCTAAGGATATATCTACAGGCTCTGCTGCAACTACTGCCGCGGCACCTGCTGAGTATTCACCGAATGTAATTGCGTTAGTTGCTGCACTTACAAAAGTGTGTGCTGATGTTTCAGATGACGTTCCTACATTTACAGTAATTGTATTTGATGTTTTACTTATAATTTCTAGTTTAGTTTGGAATGCCGGATCTGTTGCTCTAGGAAATGTAACTGGTGTAACGTTGCCGTCTGATGCACAAGTAAATGTAAATCCGTTTAATTCTATTTCAATATATTGTCCTGCAGATAAACTGTGTGAGCCAATTGTTGCGACTAATACACCTGTAACAGGATCGTATGTAGCATTGGTAGGTGTAAATTGTGCATCTACAACAGTATAATTTGGAGCAACACCAGATAACAATGCATTTGATAATGTACTGATGTTATCAATAGCAGCTTCTGTTGCAATCTCTTGTGTACTATCACCTAATTGTGTTAGATAATCTCCATTGCTTAATAATGAATGGTATGATCCTTGCACTTCTAAGGTCATAACCTCGCCACCATCACGTAGGTCTTTAATTAGTGCATCAACAATAAGTTTTGTATCTCGTCTACATTTTGCTTCAGAATAAGTTAACGAAGGAAATCTATCACTTATAAATCTAATTGTTTCTTCAACAATATAGTCTTTGTTTTCTTTTATAATAGAACTTGCAGTTGTATAACTTCCTACGTTAGTAACTGTTGGTCCTAAATTTAATTCTTTTCCGCCTTCTGATAGATAATGGTAGCCAAATTTACCTTGTGATACTCCATCTTGATTAAAGAATTCTGTACCGCCGTTGTTAATTGTTAATCCATCAAATGTGTTATCCCTATAGAAATATAAGTTTGCCCATTTACTTTGAGATACCCTTGGAATCCTACTATCTGTTTCTGTTTTTGGTTTGATAATTACACGTCTAAATTCATCACCTTTAAGTGATACATTGTTTGACAATCTAATTGGATAGTCTTCCTCGTATATACCTGTTTCGACCATAATAGTAACTTGTTTTTTAGCAACAAAGTTACCATACTCTAGTGGCTCTTCTGGTTCAAAATCTTTTGCACCTAATAAATGTACTTGGAATACAGTTGGACCAGGTTCGTTTGAACCTGTTTGCGGGTCATTCGCAGATTCTGCGCCTACATCGTTAGTAAAGCTAACAATCTGACCAATTGCTTCTGAACGTTTTCCTCTTATGACTTTACCAGGTAACGCATCAGTGTTGTTTGGATTTGTTTGATCTGTGTAAGAAGCTGCACCGTTTGTAACAACGATTTTATATGTGCTTCCGTATACTATATCACCACCTGCATCTAAGCCGCCTTGTATAATAGTGTTGACAAGATTAAACTTATCTTGGATTGCTGTCACAGCGTTTGGATCTGCATCAAAAGAATTATCAATTATTGATGGTACACTATCGACACCTAAACCACCGCTGGTTGATCCTGTGAATTCATTTCCTGTATTAAAAGTTCCGGTAGTTTGTTCTAATTTTACAGTTGATCCAGCAGTTACACTTTCTAAAACTATACCAGTTGCACCACTTCCTGCTTGTGTAAGTGTTTCTCCTTTCACTACAGTTATATTTCCGGCAGTAGTTATTGTAAAAATACTTCCTAGGTCTAAGTATTGGTCTTCTTCAATTTGATAGACTTGACCTAGTATACCTGCTGTAAATCCTGTAAATGTCGATGTATCATATGGCGTAGTCAAATTAACATCGTTATATAATTCAAAACTTTGCGTTCCAGTAACTTTTACATATTTTTTAGTATTGTTTGTAATTTCTACCATACCTTGTATATTACGGAATACAACAATATTTTTATCAACTAAGCCGTGTGCAGTACTAGTAGTCACTACTGGAATAGCACCTACTGTAATACTTGTTATTGTTTTTTGGTTGAATAAGTCATTTGTTAAAAGTGCTGTTGCTATATTTCTTGCGGCAACGATACCTGCTACAGTTTGTGATAACTGTGTAGTAATTGCAAGCCTAGCACTCACACTAGAATAGTAACTTTCAGCAGCTTGTCTTGTGAGATAGTTTGCTGTTAGTCCTCTGTTGACATCTAAAGCAATAGCATCAATGATCAATCCTGTATCTCTAGCACATGTTGCAGAGTTGTAAGCAAAGTCGGGGAAAGTAGTATTAATATATCCAACTACTTCAGCCGCTATATAATCTCTGTTATTATCTAATAGTTTACGTGCTTGTTCAAAAACAGGAACATCTACGTCTGCATTTATCACAACAGCATCTTTACTAAAGGTACTGTGTGTTAGTGTCTGCATATAATTGCCAGGCTCTTTAGGAGCACTTCTAATTAATTCTTCTGCTCTTTTCGCGGCAGCATTAATTGTTTTGAATGCATATGTTAATGAAGTACCTTCTTTACCAGCCGGCACACCTTCCATTAAGTCGTTGCCCTTTGTACTAACAAATAGTGCTTCTGGTGAGCTATATGCTGTGTTATCAACATAATATTTAGATGCAGCTTGCAAATCTTCTACTCCATTAGGAGTACCTTCACCGGCTAATTCACCAGGATGATCACTCAGGTACAACGCACCTGTCATTGTGTCACCTTGTCTACGTACAGTAGAAGTCCTTGGCATACCAGTATCAGATAAGAAGTTACCAGATAGAGTATTGTCTAAAGCAGCATCTACAATAGTATGCGTATCATCAGCCGCAATCGTTCCTGATGGATTTATTTTGAAAGAATCAGCATCTGACTGAACATCAGTAGTTGAATATTGCTTATTAGATTCTGAATACAAATAAAGCCTTGTAGGAGATACTACTCTAAGATAATAAGTTGTTCCTGAAACTAAATTATTAGGATCAGTATCTTCAGCATTAAAAGTTACAGCAGTTCCATTAGCACCACTTTCTAATCCGTGTCCACCAGATGTTAGAGCCTGTGATACGTTGTAATGCGATACAATCTCTATGCTATCGTCTACATACTGTGCAATATTCCAAGTGTATTGTAATTTTCCAGATGGTTCCTCTGCTACACGTAATGGCAACCCTGATGTAATATATCGTTGGTCTGCATAACCTTTTGTAATAACTAAGTCATCTACAGTCAACCCTGATAAGTTATCGTGGGTGGTGTTTAATCTTTCTGCTTCTACACTGCTTATACCTACATTGGCAATACCAAAGCCACCTGCATCTAATGGACCGCCTAGTGTAGGACTTAGGTCGTCGCTCATCTTTGTAAATGAACTTGAGATAATTAACTTTCCTGCTGTGTCATAACTAAATGAAATTGTGTCTGTAGCTCCGCCACCTAATGCACTATTTGATGCAAGTGTTACTAGTTGTACAAGTGTGCCAGCATCATTTACTAATGGAATAGTATTAGGTGTTAATGTGTCTGGTGTATCACTTAATGTACTAAAAGTAATTTGTCCGCCAACACCAAATACTGCGTATAGTTCAGTAAAGTTCTCATTGGATTTACGAAACGATTCTCTAATACTATCGCCAGTACCGTCATTTCCCTCTACGCCAATGTTAATATCTTGTTTTGCCATTTATTGCTCCATCTCAACTGGTATTTGTAATTTGTCCATATCAAAGTTTACACTCACTCCACAACCGCAACTACTTTGTGCGTTTGGATTAGTAATATCAAACATTGAACCTATAATATCTTTTTTGTAATCTACAACAGTTCCTATCATAAACATAATGCTATGTGAACCTATAATAAAACTGAAGCCTTCATCTGTTGGTATAATTTCGTCACCATTTTCTATTTCACTTGCATCACTAATAGTGCCCCAGTCATATTCAAAGCCAGCACATCCGCCGCCCTTCATATTTAATGTCACTGCAATAGCATTATTTTCTCTACATATTGTATCAATCTGCGTTTTTGCGGCATCAGTAAGTGTACAAACAGTCATTTTGGCTCCTTTATCAATGTATTTATCGTTGCTTTTTATAATCTTAATGTAAATATAGTTATGTATATAAAAGAATTTTCCATAGCAAAGCGGCACACTAGACTTAGTAAATGCGGAGTTAAACATGAGTATACCCGTAATACAACTATGTTAGTATTACGCTGTGATAATTGTAGTGCAGAATTTCAAAGGCCAAGAGGTAGTATGGATCCTAATAGGATCAATAATAATTATTTTCATGTGTGTGGTAGTTGTGATTCGAAAAAATTTGCACAAAAGATGGGAGTCACAAGAAAGCAAATCTGGGACTTACCAGCTAGTAGCGGTTTAGATATAAGTAAACTTTAGTCTTTTTTCCAAATAGTCCATGCACCATATGCTATTGCTGCGTAAGCTGCTAATTTAGCAAATGGTCCTGCAATCAATACAATCAGTCCTAGTCCTATTAGAACAGCGCCATCTATTGATGTGCGTTCCTCAATTCTTGCTTTGATCCAATTTTTCATTTTAACTCCTAATATTTCCAGCCGTCTTTTTTAATATTATCTTTAGCTTTAATAGATTTTTCAGGCGTAGGAAATTTGAATTCCTTTACGACAGGGACATATGTCACAGGCCCTGTATCAATACGGATCCCTTTAATTTTATCCAAGGACAAGTTCTTTTTTATGCCTTTTGTTTTCATGTTTGTCTCCTATATAGTATTTATACAAATCTATACTAGCAAGGTTCTTACACTTGCTCTCGCACATAATATCGGCATGTTGTAAAAAGCTCAATGCCCAGTCATTAACAGCATTGTTAGGATAATAGTCACTATGGGCTCTAAGTTTTGCTTTCCTGTAGCCTGACTCTAGTAACACTGCCATATCGGGCATACCTGTATGATTGTAACCACCTGGTAGATGTTCATTGCGGCTGTATGAATAATGTATTGTAGGGCGTACACCACGCCACGAATCTATTACGCGAGCAAATCTATTGTCGGTGGGACGTATATATTCACCTTCGCGGCACCAGTGATGGTGTATGTCCAATACCAATGCGCAGGTGTCGACAAGTTCGAGACTGTGTTCGAGTCCCCATTTGTTCTCGTCGTTCTCGATCGTGATAACGTTTCTCGCTTCTGGAGAAAGCCTGTTGTTAACTGCGTGTTTGATACCGGCTGGACCTTGACGACCGGAGATGTGTACGTTACACTTGAAGTCTTGGAACGATTGGCCATAGCCCATCCATCTGATGCAATTAACATGATATTCAAACTCCTCTATTGATCGTTCGACGATGTCCGGGTTATCACTGGCGAGGACTGTGAACTGACCTGGATGCATGGAAAGTCGCACATCAAGGGCTCTTGCCGTGGCACCGACTTCTGCAAACGCTCTCTCACAGTACGCAATAACGTCAGGCTTGCGCCAATAATAACACCAAGTAGGCTCGGTATAAACAGGAAGTACATCACTACCAAGTCGAACCATCCTAAGTTCAAGTGGAAGAGATCCCACATATTCAATCAACCTTTTGTATGACGCAATGTTGTGAACCATAAGTTCCCACAAGCGTTCTTCAGCAACATCACGTGTCTGCCTATTGAGCCACTGTACTGTTGTGCTACGAGTATTTAGCGGTCGTTGAATTTGTTCTAACAGTTTCTTCTTCTGTGTCTGATCAGGGTGCATGTATTTACATGCAAAGCCTATGCGTTTAGTTACCATTTCCTATATTGTCCATCTAGTTCGTGTGTGCCTGAGTTGTACCACGCCCATGCAATACAGTTGTACCATGCATAGTGAGGGTGTTGTCGTAATTGTTTGTACCATTGTCTAGCAAGTATAACACGTTTCTTAAAGTTTGTCAAGTGTTTTATATCCATTTTTCTACTATATACGGATCATGACAATTATGCGGATTAGGATCACCATGGAAGGCAACAATACAACAGTCGTCAGGTGCTTGAACGTGTTCAATATCTTGTAGCTCTCGCTGTCCTCTAGGCTGTCCAGGTTTAAATCTTTTATCTTTTCGAACTTCCCACTTCCAACTTCTTACCCAAGCATCCGGAAATATTTTTGCTTTACCTTGAGTAGCTTCCCACAGATAGTCTTGATCACCATAAAATTTACGCATGATTAAAAGATGTTCTTTTTTAAAACGTTGCCAAACGTTATCAAGTTGTCCCTTTTCAAATCTTATTACACTCGAATTATACTTTTCCCAGTTAGGACGCATACTTCGGGTAAAGTCTCTAATAATACAATACTCGCCCGGATAAAAATCAAACAGTCTACTTAAACTATTTGTAACAACAAGATCTAAATCTAGATAAAGGATAGTTCCTTCTATAGGTAGCTCTGCCGAAAATATATACGGCTTATACCACCAACCAGTAACTGCAACAGTTGGTAAAGGAATTACATTTATTTTAGGATTAAGATTAACAGGATCTTCAGTTATACAATAGAAGTTGAAATCATATTCAAGATTTGCAGTAACCATATTATACATTTTGTTCACATAATCGGCACTGTATTTTTGTCCGTGTTTTAAGACTAAAATATTCTTATCTTTTGAAGCAGGAAAAGTCTTGGCAGTGTTCTTTAACAACTTAGCAGCTTTGCGCTCACGCTTTGCTGCTTTCATTGCTTTGATTTCTTCTTTACTATATAAACTTTTATCTATCTTAGCCATCTATGTATGAAGTCTTTTGTACTGTAAATGGTGTATAGATTGCACTGTTAGCACCATGTTCTGAACACTCAACTGATTCGCACCAGCAACGGTCTACGCTCATTTCGCGTACTAATTTATCAGCAAATCGCCATGCATGTTCTGCAAACTTCTCTGCACCTACACCGCCAAACTCTCTTACTTCACACAAGTCTTTGTCTTGTAGATCATAAAAGTCTTGTTTGTGTGGATCGTTAAAGTCTACACATAGTTTGTGATCGAATTTATCTTCTAACCAAGCCTTCAAAGGCTTTAATCCGCCAAAGTCAACTGCCCAATTTTTATTATCTAGGTTTGCACAACCAAATGTAAATTTAAATTGTAAACTGTAACCATGTAGAAGATGACAGTGTGAATGATCTGCATCTGGTTGCCGGAATACCGCTGATAGTCCGATATTATGTCCGTATGTTTTTGTGCTGTAATAAGCCATGTGTATTCTCCTATATTAAACGGCGGAGTGTTTAAAGAGGGTCGACGTATAAAGTCCTCTGTGTTATGTACTTATTATACTACAAGTTTCTTATGCTGTCAAGTGAAACATTCTCGAAATCCCACTGTTTTGGTAAATCCCATTCACTTTGATATATAATAAATTTTATTGCTGGATTTGATTCTATAACTTTCCCAATCTGATGTTTCCAATATTTAGGATCCACTGCACTTTTGTTTGAATCATCATAATGTTCTGTATCTTTATATATATTATTAACACGTTGTCCATTTCCATATAAATCAAAACCTATCATATGTATTTCTTTAGACATCAATGTTGCTAATAATACTGCATATGGACCACTCCCCCATTGAAAGGGTTCGTCTGCTCTTACTTCTATTTCATATGGTACATTAGGCACAGCTATTAAATTTTTTATTTGCTTTCTATTATCTAACCAGTCTTTCCTAGTATAAATTTTATTGTAATTTTGAGAGTAATTTGCATGGGCTTGATCAACCATTCTTCTATCAACGCATATCAAATGATCTACAAAGAAGTCTCTACATATAGCATTACATCCTATCTTACTACCTTGTAACGAAGCTACATCAATTGATTTTCTGCTTTCTCCGTTACCTAGTACAAACATCTTATTTCTTCTTTATCTCTTTTCTAATATCTTTTAATTCTTCTGCTATTTCTTCAAAGCGGTCTAAACTTTCATTATTTAATTCAGTAAGTTTTCTAGCAAACATCATTATCCACCACCACCATATGACTCCTGTTATACTAAAGGCAACAGAAATAGTTATCATTATGTAATCAAAGGTATTTTGTAAATCAGCAAAGTGAATAATTAATACTAATAGTAAAGCTATCGCCGGCAATATTTTTGCTAAGAATTCCCACATAGTATTAATAACTTAGGATTGTATTTGGCCGAACTGTTTCCAATCTCCAGGAGTACCAGCTCTTACACATATCCATCCAACATAGCCTGTTGGTGTTGGAGTTTGATTCCATATTATATCTCCAACTATGTAGTTTCCGGTACTAGGTATTCCTGTACCAGTTTCGAATTTTTTATTTTGAATCCTTATAGCCCTTGCTGTAGTTATATCTACATCATCGGAAAAATTCTTTACACCAACTCCTAAAGATTGTGTAATATTAACTTTACTGTTTAGACTAACTTGTCCGTTTGCAGCAATTTCTATTCGAGTTGTATCATCTGTAATTATTTGTAGAGCACTTGTTGTCCAAGTACCTAATTTGAATTTTTTATCATCAGTGTTATCGATGACAAATTCATGATCTATGTTTTTTAATGCTAACATACCATTAGGTGCATCAGTTCCTAACCCAAGTCTTTCGCTATCAGTATCCCAATAAACAAATCCGTCTATGTTAACACTTCCTTGAACTTCTAATGACTGTAGTGTTCCTAGCGTTTGTAAGTTACTTTGGGTTACACTTCTTCCTAATGTAGTTAGGCTAAGCACAGGTATGCCTTCAATTCGATATACTTTTTCTCTATCAATATCTATATCATCGCTACTCCATAACCTATTAGGTTGATCACGAAATACAAATTGCTTGGTATAATCTTCAGCACCTGTCCATAATAGACCTTTGCCACTATGTGCTCCTGATGTAGCTGTAAATTCTAATGACGATGAACGTTCATTACGAACATCTGCACTTACTTCATCTACATGTAATCTTGTTGCACGTACTTCACCTTCTACAGTTAAATCACCTTTTACTGTAAGAGCATTATCTATAGATTGGGTTTGGATTGCTTTGACTGTAATGCCATCATTATGAACAGTAAGGATTTGATTTACTGTAGATTCATCAGTAATTCCTTTTGAACTAAAGTTGGTTATCATCCCGCCGTTAATTTTATTACCAGACAAAGCTCTGTCTAGTATTTCGGGTGATGGTGCCGGTGCGCTTTGTAGGGCATCTACTGCATTGGTTAAAGCAGTTAATCCTGTTCTTATATCATGTATACTCATGCTAATATTTATCAGTTTACTTTCAGAAGTATAGTTTCAGGATTACATCTACCATTAAGTTTTGTATCAGTTGTAGGAATGTCTTCAAGGAACTTACGCAATTTTACTTTACCGGAGTCTTTAAATGCCTTTAGTTGTTCTGGCGGCTTACGTAGTGTTTTTTGCACACTTTCTGTCTCATTAAATCCAAGTATTGTAGTGCCTTTTACACTTAATCCACTACCAGCTCTGCCCATTCCTTGAGGATCAATATTACTTGCTACATATTTGCCTAACTTACGTGTTTTTACATTAAACACCCAAAGTTCATTTGCACCAATAATTTGGTCAGGACTGATACTTGCAAGTTTATATTTTTCATCAACATTAAGGAACTTCAATTTTTCTACAAGTTTAGTAGCACTCTTAGGCTTACTCTTACGTGGTGCACGAGTTGCTTTAGCAGTATCAATAACAAAGTTTAATGCTAACAATAATTCATTAATAGCATCACGTAGTTTTTTAACTTCTGCTTTCTTGAAGTGTCCGTAACCTTCTTTAAGTTGTGCCCACATGTCTTGATCATGCTCTGACATCTTCTTAAGTTGACCTGCTGTTGGCATACGTTCAAGTTCGTCAAAGTCTGCTAGTTCATTTTCAAAGAAGCCTTTTATCTTACGAGCATGTGCTTGTGTGACCCCCATCTTTTGAAAATGTTTTTTAAAGTCAAACCCCTTAGGGTCAAATGACTTTGGGTCTGTTATCCAACCTTCTAGCCATTCATCAATAGCTTCTGCTTGTAGCCTAGCTTGATCTCGAATACGTTCTTGGATAGTAGGAACATATACGTCTTTCTTTTCTTTTTCTTCTGCCTGCTTAACTTCAACTACTTTACTACCAAGGTCAATAGCATGTTCAACACGTTTTTTTACAAAGTCAGTTACAGGTGTAACTTTATCGCCGATAGTTCCAGGACAACTTGCCCAATATTCATCGTGTTTAGGATTAGTATCTGGCATACCATTCATTAACATCTTGCATGTGATACCTGCTGTTACACTTAATGCACTAGCAGGTGCCGATTTAGCATGTTTGATTTGTTCTTTTGTGTATCCATTTTCAGACATCCAAACAAATACTGCCGGATATAAATCAACAGGTTTATAATTTTCATAATAAAAAGCACTTGTTGTTTGACGATGTTTGTGGTATTCTTGGCCAGTCCATTCTGCCCAACCTTCCCAACTAGGTTCGCTAAGTTTTGCGCCTCGCTTTAAACGCGGTGCTCCACGTACAACTTTCTTCTTGGGTTTCTTTGTAATTGATCTTGCAGTAGCCACGTCATAAATCTCCTAATGTTTCAATTAGTATATAGCCAACTTAACAATAAGTCAACCATAAATGGTTAACTAAAGTGTGTTCTTACTGTTTCAATAAATAATCTTACATTTTTTGTAGGTGTAGTTTTAATAATTCCATGACCAAGACCACAAACCCAACCAGTAGTATCTTCAATTGTATCTAACCATTTTTGTATTTCATATTTTAAAATAGTTTCTGATTCAATTAATAACAGTTTTTCATCAAAGTTACCTTGGACAAAACCATTTGTTACTTTCTTCAAAGTTTTATTAATGTCTACACTACTGTCTACACCTATACCTGCAAAATTTAATGATATAACTTTGTTTAAACTATTATACGGAAGTGTTCTGCTATAGTATGCTGTATTTCCTATATCAGCTAGTTGTTTTAATAAAACGCAATATTCATTATCAAAGAAAGACTTAGATATATTTGAAAGACCGCTATCAAATATCATAACAGCATCAGCACCTGCTTCTAGCTGGTCCTTTATACTATATTGCAATAGCGGAACAATTACCTTTTGTAAATACATGTGCTTAAATTCAAGGCTTACCTCTTCGTCGCCGATGGCATAATTTAATAAAGTCCACGGGCCACCTACAAATCCTACTAAACTCTTATTGTGTTTAAGAGATTCTCGCGTAGCCTGTATAGCCTTTTTTTGGAATTTTAAAAAGTTTCCTGCTTCAACTGTGTTGGTATGATCTACCCAGTTGTCTTCGTCTAGGTTCCATTCAAACTTAGGACCAGGATCAAACTTTAACGGCAATCCTAAACCTTCTAAGTGGAACAGTATATCACTAAACAAAATTGCTACATCGAAATCAAATTCATCTATAGGTAGCATTGCTGTTTGTGCCGCTAATCGAGGAAGTTTGCACATTTGCTCAAATGACCAATCTTGTTTCATGGACATATATGATGATTGGTATCTACCTGCTTGCCTCATCATCCATATTGGAGGACAAGGATTTTCTGCCCTCTCTAGGGCATT